TGCACTAACTTTTAAATATCCACCGCATTCCTCGTCTGCCTATAAATCTCCAGCCGTGACAGTGCTTTCGGACTATTGTTGGTCTGATTTACTGTGCGGCTGTTGTCGTTTTGATAGTAATTGTTGACCACCGAATTTTCAGAAGTGCCGTTCATCATTGCCCCCGTCATGCCGTCAAGGTTGTAGTTTTGCTCGGAATTGAGCGAAAGTTTCATGGTATCCGCAACGCCCGAAACCGCCTTTGCTACGACCTTTTTGCTTTTATTGATGCCGTCTGCCAAGCCGTTCATGAAGTCCGGCATCCAGCTTTCAAAATCTGTCAGCGGTCCTACGTCAGGGACAGAAAAATGCAGATAACTGCGGATCGTATCGGCAATATTTGATACGCTGTCAGCAAGACTGCCGATCATACTTCTCAAGCCATCAATGATGTTGGAAACAATATCCCGTCCCCAGTTCCACGCATCTGATGCAAGCCCTTTGACATAGTTCACCGCATTGTCAAATCCGCCTTTAATCGTGGAGTAAATGCCGCTGATGACACTTGCAACAGAAGATTTCACATTGTTCCAGATGTTTGTCACAGTCGAATGAATTGTATTCATCACCGATGAAATTGTGGAAGAAATGCTGTTCCAGACGGAAGATACAGTATTTCGGATAGCGTTTACCACGCTTGAAACAGCACCGCTGATGGTGTTCCACACACTCGAAATAATAGAATGAATCGTGTTCATTGCACCGGAAATGAAACCTGAAATTGCAGTCCAGACGGTAGAAATCACGCTTGAAATGGTGCTTAAAACCGTTGAAATCGTGATATAAATAGCGTTCCAGACCGTTTCAAAGAACGTTTTGATGCCCTCAAGCAACGGCGTGAGAAAGGCAACGATCGCATTCCAGATGGTCTGTATTTTTTCCGAGATCCAATCCATCACGTTGCTGATGATAATGTGGATCGCCTGAAAAATCGTTTCAAACAGATATTGGAACGCCTCTAAAAGCGGAGAAATGAAGCTGTAAATCGCATTCCAGATACTTGAAATCGTGTCGTAAATAGTGGTGCAGACAGTTGAAATAACCGTCCATATTGCATTGAAAATGTTGGCAAAAAAGTCGTGAATACTGGTCAGGATTCCTGCGAAGAAATCATATACTGAAGTAAAAATCGTGACTGCTGTGGTATAGATCGCAGTCGCTATCGTTGTAAAGAACGCTGATATTGCATTCCAGATATTTGTGAAAAAGTCAGCAACAGCCTGAAAAGCGGAACAAATGCTGTTCCAGATTCCAACGAAGAAGTCTTTTATACTCGTCCACACTTCATTCCAGGAAGTACCGAACCACCCGAGAAATACATCTGCCACACCTCTCAGCGTGTTCAGAATATTGCTGAACTGGTTGACTACAAAGTTCCAGATACCTGTAAAAATGCCCTTGATACCATTCCAGCACTGTTCCCAGTTTCCTGAAAATAAGCCAATAAATACATCAAGCACGCTCAGAATGGTATCCGTCACAAAGGTGAAAATATCCGAGATATGCTGAAATACACCCTCAAATACAGGGGCAAGCACACTGCACAAACCGTTCCACAGAGATTTCAGCATATCGCCGAAACTCTGAAAGTTAAAGCCCAATGCATTCACTCTGTCAACGATTCCGGATGTCAGACGTTCAAAGGTAGACTTTATCTGTTCCCAGATGGAAAGAATGCTGTTTTTGAAGTCCTCATTGGTGTTCCATAGATTTACAAATGCTGCAATAAGTACAGCTATAACTGCAACGACAGCCACCACGGGTGCAGAAATACCGCCAATTGCAGCACCAAGCGTTGAAAATGCAGTCTTAGCACCCGCAATCATTGTCGGAATTTTTGAAATGAATGTCATCATACTTCCGATAGAAGAAAGCGTTTTACCCACCACAATCAAAAGCGGACCTAAAGCCGCAGCCATCAATCCAATTTTGATAATGGTCTGTTTTGTTGCAGGGTCAAGGGCATTCAGTTTGTCCACAAATCCCTGTATTTTGGTAATGATGTCACGAATAACAGGCATCAGAATCTCGCCAAAAGAGATAGCCAGTTCCTCAAGCTGTGACTTCAGAATGGTAAGCTGTCCTGCAAGATTGTCCTGCATGGTTTCTGCCATAGAAAGATCGTATCAATCACAGTCGATAAGTCTTCTTCCTTTTTGCTATTTGATTTTTCTAGTTTTTTGATATCACTAAATAGTTCAGTTGAGAAAACATTACGGTAATCAATAATCGTAAATAATGATGAATGAAGATGGTACTCCTTTTCACCCAACTTGAGTGTCTTTTCCATATATAGTGATCTCCTTAATTAAATGTTGGTAAAGCTGGTGCTGTCGTAAGGAATGCTGTGTAGTTTGTATCTCCCACTCCAGCAATCACTCTTAGAATGAGATTATCTCCAGACTCGATTGGTCTTGCTGTAATGTTTAGTGTGATTGAGTTAGCTTCAATTGAATCGGCTTTCGATTTACTTGCATCGCCAGATGGCGTCGCTGTACATAAGAAATACCAAATACGTCTTGCTTTGATATCGCCTTGAATCTCATAACCTAGTGCGAATGTCTTAGTTTCGCCATTTACTACTTCTACAAGGTTTCCATTGGTATCTTCTAAAACACCAAAGATATCCTTCTTAAACACGTCATCAATCTCTGTGAACTTAAGTGTGACAGTTGTTCCTGAATTGGATACCAGAGTTGCGATAACCTTATCGTCTGCATAGACTTGTGTGCTTCCACCGATTGCTTCAGTCGTGATTTCTTGAGCACCTTCTAAACGTTTCGGTGTAGCAAAGGTCCAACTACCATCTTCAGCTTGAGTTGCGAGTGCATAATGAACGTTGGTTAAACCAAATGTGACTTTATTACCCATTTAAAATACCTCCTGTTTGATTTCATATATTCTGTTGACTGATCCATCTTCATTGATGAATTCAGACAATAATTCAAATTCATATCCCGCAAAATAGAGGGATGCTTCTAATTGTTCTTCTATAGATAGATTCTTTTTTTCAGTAATTAAACTGACTTGAAATGTTGCTACCTTTGCTAATGCCTTATCATCTGCATAAACAATTGCTCGATTTGTTATTTCCTGATAAATAATGTAGTTTGGATCATTTTCTAATCCTACTCTCGTTCCATATGATACTTTTCCAGGAATGACTGAATTTAATGTACTATATAAAGCTTCTAACTTTTCTTGCATTAGCTATCACCCTTTTCAATAATTGATTTGATGTCTTCTAACATTTTAGGTGTTAATAACTCATAAGCTGGTCGCATGAACGGTCTTGGGCCTACATACTTACCACTTCGGTGTGTAAATCCAAACTCAAGCAAGTGTGTTAGTTTTCCTTTTTCACTTGAAAAAATAACGATGGATTTATTGATTCCACTGCCTTGAGATTCAGCAACGAATGAATCAGCAAATGGTTTTGATCCACCACTTCTAGGTGCATTCGATTTTATATATTTCACAATTTCTTCTGCTGTTTCATCTAGTTTCTTCTCAAGTCTAAGAATTACTTCTTGTGCATAATCACTTATCATGTTGGAGATGACATCGCCAAGATCATCAAGCGTAACCAATGACATCACTCTTTCTGATATTGGTTTTACTTAAATAAAGTTCGATAAACTGTCCAATTTGATACGTTCGCTCAATTTTATAGATATCACCATCGATATCTGCGTACTGACTCTGATTAAAAAGAAAACTCTGAATTTTGAGAGCTATATCTATCTTGATATCAGACCTCTTACTTTCATAATATTCATTGGATGTGATACTGAAATTAATACCAATGACTTCTTTTGATGATTGTAATTGAAAGTTTATTGTACCTATTGAGTTGTGTATTTGATTCAAAGTTAACAATTTCAATCTAATGTTTGGTGAGTTAGGATACACTTTCATCTGCTCCTTTTGTTAGCGCAATTTGTCCCACTAACATGTCAAATGTTTTAGGTAGTTCTTTTGCACTCCCATCATTCTTAAATCCAAAGAATGTCTTCACATAAATAATGATGATCGTACTTACCATTGGGTTTGTTTCGTCATTAATATAAGATGGATTGATCCCACAGCTCGTCAGGTATGCTTTGCAGCTACTTATGTGAGTGGATAACTCATCGTCAGCATATGTTTCTGATAGTGGTATAAGTAGTGCTTTTTTTACAATGTCTAGTATGGCCATGAGATCAATCCTTTCTTTACGATTTAATGACTAGCTTCAGTTATTAGGCTGCAGCTTTCTTTTTAATACGAAGGAATCCGTTGTAGCCGACTACATTACCACCAGTGAATACTGATGCTTTGTAGCTGATGATTCCATCTTTGAATTTGTAATCTGTAGACTTACCAATTTCAACCGGTGAGAATACTGGAACTTCATAGTTCTTAAGTGCACCATACGCGATACCGTATTCACCAGCTGCAGTATTACTATCTGAAATAGCTTTACAATGCGAATTGATGATGTAAGGAATGCCGTCAATAGTCTTGTTCACATAATCAATTGTATGAACCTTACGACCTTCTTGAGTCTTAAGACCAGCGAAAGCACGTAAGTCGTTCTTATTCAAGATAAGGACTGCTCCACCTTCAATTTCCTCATCTCCGCCATAAGCAAAGACAATATCGTCTAATGTTGAATCAGTGATTGCTTCAATTTCAAGTGGAGTAGTATCTGCAAGAGCTACTGCTGCATCACTAAAGATTCCTGTGAATGTGTTAGTCGTTCCTGCACCACGTAAGATTTGTTCGCTGATTTTCTTTTTAAGTGAAATATTGATATTGCGTAATACTTCTGCTTGATAAGGAATAGCGGGTAGTTTTTCTAACTCTTCAGTGATTTCTGTATAAGCAGTAATCTTCACTTTGGAAATGGTTAAATAGCCAAATGCAGGTTCAGTTTCACTGTAAGGTTGTCCTTCAAGTGTCGTTCCAGCGATACCGTTTGATTTCACAAATGATTTCTTGTACGTTTCTCCACCGTTTAGGTTGATCACATTTACACGATCAACAAGCGTTGATACTTGTGCGAATGGAACTGGTGCCAATCCTGAAGCGGTGTGGTCCGGTAACAAGATTTCTTCACTTGATACTTGGATAACACGACTTTCACGTAAACTAGCAGCACGTTGTTCCAATTTTTCTTTATCAACTTTAGTGCGGTTATCGATAACAATTGGTTTGATTTCTGTTTTACTAGCAATCACCATTTTCTTATCAATAACACTTCGTTCTTCTTGAAGTTCAGTTGTTTCAGTTTCCAATGCTTCAAGTTTGGTAATATCTGTTTCATTATCAACAAGACCTCTGATCTCAGTCAGTCTTGACTCGATTTCTTTTCGTCTTAATTCTAAATTCATGATTTTTTCTCCTTTTAAATTTGTGATTTGATTTTGATACGTTTTTTGATAATTCTTGATTGTTCTTCTTGCTCTGCTAACTCCATAGCCTTTAGTTCTAACTCCATAGATTCTAAAGAACGAGCGTATATAGAGGTTGCATCATATGCCGGAGTATCCACAACCGACACATCATACAAACGTTCTATCTTTGTAATAGTTCTCTTTGGAATTCTACCTTCACGATTCCATACTTGTTCATCTACCGTAAAAGCAAAACTCATCTTATCTAATAATCCACTTCTTACCATTTTGTAGATATCCTGGTTTGTGTTCGTATCTAGTAATTCCGCACGTACTTTTAATCCGATACTATCTACAGTAAGTGATAAGGATTGGTTTTTGGTTCTAGCGATAATTAAAAAGGAGTCCATATGATTGTATTTCATCGGAACATCCTTCATTTTGGTTTCTGATAGAGCTCTTGAATCGATTTCCTCTAAAAAACCATATTCTTCATCACCAATGAGTGTTTCGTTATTAAAGACTAATGCATAGCCTTCTAATATCATCTTGTCATCTTCTTCATGAAGCGTGACATCCGCTATTCTAGTTTCCTTTATCATTTTTACGAGTCTCTACTTTCTTTGGTTTTGTTATTACTTGTTTTTGATATTCATATTCAAGCTCTGAGTCTTTATAAAAAAGTGACTCGAGTTTTTCTTTTTTACAGTAATCATCAATGATGATCGTCTTTTTCTTTTGGGTTTCTAAGATGACCTTAAGTGCATCTTCTGATATCTTTCCATTAACTGTTATTTTCATCTTTAGGTTCCTCCGTTCCTACTTGATATTGATTTGCTTTATCTGCATCGACAAAGTTTAATGATTGAAGTCGTTTGTTTCCACCTTCGATAGGTTCTAATCCAAGTAATGCTCTTGATTCATTGAGTGACATGATTCCAAGACTCATCAGTTTCTCAATAGCTGCTACTTTGGTATTCCATGAAGCATACTGTAGTCTTTCGCTATAGAATATGATTTCTTCTCCACGTTCTAGCTGATTATCCGTAAGTAAGCCTAAAGAAAAAGCCTCGCTAAGTTGAATAGCTAAAGGCTCTATCGTTGACTCATAGAATGAGTTATATTCATCTTCTGTATATTTGTTAGTAAAGATTGGGACTGATACTCCAAAGTAATCCAGGATCTTCGCTTGTAAGAATTCAAGTGTATCCTTATCAATCAGTTTCGGATCAACTGCTAATGGAATATACTCTGACTTTAAATCAATCGGAATAATTGAACTTCCCTTCAAACTTACGGATTCTGATAATGCAGCATCGAATAACTCACGTTGCTTCTTCTTATCCGTTTCTGATAACATACCATTCATTTTCAAGATACCTTTAATCTGCATTGAAGATTTCACAGCATTATCGATTCCTTGAAGTAAGCTATCGTTGATGGATATCGTTTTTAGTATTGCTTCATGATCGCCCGTTGATCCAGTTCCTCCAAAGATATCATTCTGTCCGAAATGTCGTCTTAAATGAATGACATTATCATAGGGCAATATGTATGACTCTCCATTATCGAACAAGAATTTGATGAAGTAAGTATCTGAGCTATCAACAATGATTTCTACAGTGATCGGTCTTAATGGATAGATACCTTTTAGTTCACCTGTATCTTTATCGAACTTCGGATAAACAAATGCGTTATCATTCAACAAGAGTAATGTGATTGTTTTGTAGATGAAGTCATAAGGTGTCATAATTTCGTTCGGTTTATACTTCAAAAGAAAAGACAGCCTACCTTTTTTCTCGGTTACTGTCTTATCGTTTTCGGTTTTTATAAATCTGGGTTTGAGTTTCGCACATTGACTTGCGACTCGATCAATACATATTTTTACTACATCACTCTTTGAAATGTTTGTACCAAATGGTGTGTAAAACGTATTTAAATTACTGATTAACTGGAGTGCATCAAATGATCCAGTCTTTTTTCTTCTCTTAAATAAGGCCATGTGCACCTCCTATTTCATGATTGATTTAAGATGTTCCCTTACCAGTTTTAATAATTCATCTTTTTCTTTTTCAATTTCTGAAGTTCTCTTCCAGCATTGAGTTTCTTCCTCTGCATACTCTTTTATATATGTATCTCTTTTAAAGATCATCAGGTCCGGAAACCATGCAATTTGCAATCTTGCTTTATCTCTAAGTTCATCAAACCCTTTATATATGTTTTCATCGATGAAAGGTCTATTAGCAAAAAGCACTTCGATATATCCATTGTATGCCTTTACTGCGTCTTCATAGATTTTCTTTCTGTATTCAATTTTCTTTTCCTCATCAAATGGAGTAGCTCTGTCTAGCCCATTTGGAAACAATGAGTGTATTGAAAAATATAACTTATGAAAAGTTACAGAAAGTTTTTTGTATGTTTCAATCTCAATATCAAATTGTACCTGACTCATATAGTTTGTTCGATCATATTTTGCTTGTAATTGCTGTATTTCCTTTGACTGCTTATGTAGTAAAAAAAAACTGATGAATGTCCATAAAAGTGTTAATGATGAAATAATTACTGCAATAATATCCATAAATTGCACCCCCAATTTATAAATATTATATCATATTTTCATAATCTGTCTTATATCTATTTAGAACAACATAGGCAATTATCAACGCTACTGTTCCATCAATTCGTTTGTACTTAGAGTTTAGTTTTGATGGTTGGATGTTTCCATTTAAATCAACCTTTGCTTGTGTGTTAGCAAGACACCATTTCAAGATAGGATTATTGTTATAGTTCACAACATTGTTTTTTAGATCTGCTTCTAGGATTTTCATTGGTTCTGATAAAGAATAGATACCTTGTCTTACTTTCTCCATATTAAAACCTAAGTCTTCCATTTCTTTTATCCAGTACTGTGAGTTCCAGGGGTCATACCCTACCCATAGTGGTCGGATTCCATAAGTTTGTATCATCTTCATAAACCACTGAGTTACTAAACTAAAGTCATTTTGATGTCCATCAGTGAGAGTCACAAAACCTTTCTTAATCCAAATGTCATATGGAACGTTATCTTCTTTGATTCTCTTTTCCACTACTTCACTTGGCATAAAGAAATGCGGTATGACATACTTCTTATTGCTATCTCGTTTTTGGATAACCAAGACTGCAGCTGTCAGGTCTGTTGTTGAAGATAGATCGACACCACCAATTGCATAAGAATCTCTTAAATCATCGATTGAATATTTGTCTTCATTGTTCAAATCATCAAAAGATAACCATGAACCTGAATCTGCTTGCTTGATATTAAAGTCTTTACAAAGCATTGTCACCCTTGTGGATAAGTCGTGCTTCGATTTGTTCATAACATCTTCTAAGTAATTATTGAGTTTTACGACTCCAATACTAGGATTCGACTTTTGCCATGTGGTTGGATCTTCGTAAATCTCCTTAGTTGAGTCTTGTGTGTAGAGCCAGGGAAGTACTCTGTTATCTTGTATTTCACCTTTTAACATTTTTCTAGCATATTCTAATTTACTATCTAAAAAACCACCGATGGTCGTCCCTTCAGTGGTTATGATAAATATTAACGGTTCTTTCTTTGTTGATTGTGATTGTTTGATTGCATCATAGACTTTTGAGTCCGTCATTTCATGGACTTCATCAATACAACCAACTTCGATATTGTATCCATCTTTGTTTCTTGATTGAGCAGATAACTTCTTGATCTTGTTCTTGGTCTTTGGAGAATAGATGTGATAGATGTTTTTCTTGCTTCTAGTTTCTTTTGATAAAGCTGGAGATTGCTCACGCATGTTGTTGATTTCTTCAAACAGGATATTCGCTTGTTCAGTTGTATTAGAAGCACATACGATATCCACTCCACCTCGTGATAAAAAGAACTCAGCCAAATCTATACCAGCAACAAATGTAGTCTTTCCATTCTTACGAGCAATCAATAATATTACTTCATTGAATCTACGTAATCCTGAATCGGTCATCTTGAATCCATAAGCTGTTTGAAGGATTGCTTTCTCCCAAAGTTCTAGAATGAAGGGCATACTATTAAATGGTGACTTCGTATGCTTACAGAATGTTTCAATGAAATCAATTCTTAGTTGTCCTGGTTTCTCATCAAAATAATACAACGGGTTATCTATGTCCTGTATCAATTTATCTAATTCTGTTCTTAACTCTTCACCTACAATAATGTTTCCATTTTCAATTTCATTGTAATACTCGACCAAATAATTCATTCGCTTGCCCTCTTAAGAAATTCATCAAAGGCATCATCTCCACCATCAACCTGTGTTCCTAAAATACTATTTAGTGTTTTGATTACAGTTCCATATGAGTTCACCAGTTTTGTGTAATACTTAGCTGCTTCTGTCTGTCGTTGTGCTCCTCTATTTGAAGTCTGAATTGCACCATACTTTCTAATCTGTTCTTGTAACTTATCAAGTTCCACTTTCATAAATGCAGCTTGATAAATTAAGTTATCTACTAACTCT